CTTGCATGGAATCATTCCGCAAGCAATTCACTGACCAAAGAAAAAAAGAGTTTGGTCTTAGAGCATCAAACATCGGAAGACCTTTATGCCAATTACAGATGGAGAAGAGGGGTATCAAAGGTGAGTCACAGCCATACAATTTTAAGATGAGAAATTTTTTTGGTGACTTAGTAGAGCAAGCTGCTATGATAATTATGAAAGCCTCTGGTGTAGAGGTACAATCAGAGCAGACAAAGACAGAGTATAAATTGGATGGAGTCACAGTAAATGGCACACTTGATGTAGAGATTGAAGATAAAGTATGGGATATTAAAAGTGCATCACCATGGTCATTCACTAATAAGTTTGGTGAGAACGGTGGCTTTCATGCAGTAGCAGATGATGATCTGTTTGGATATCTAGCACAAGGGTATATGTATGCAGAGGCTAGACAAAAACCATTTGGTGGATGGATTGTAATTAATAAATCTACAGGAGAATGGGTACTAACAGAGGCACCAATGGCTGATGAAGAATATAAAGAGAAAGCAATCAGTGATATTGATAATAATATAAGAGCTATAACTTTAGATAAAGAATTTAAAAGATGTTTCAAAGATGAAGATGAGTACTTTAGAAAGCAGAAGACAGGCAATAAAGTTCTAGGTACGGCATGTGGTTTCTGCCCTTACAAGTTTCCTTGTTGGGGAGAAAACTTGCAGATGCTGCCACAACAGCAATCTCAAGCAAAAAACCCTAAGTGGGTTTGGTATACTGAAGTCAAAAATCCAAGGGTAGATGATGGCTTCTAGTGTACGCAGTAGAAAAGCCAAGGGGCGAAGGCTTCAAAACTGGGTTAGGGATGCACTACTTGGTGCATTCCCTAGCTTAAAAGTAGATACAGATGTATGGTGTGCTATCATGGGAGAGTCTGGTATAGACATCAAACTATCTGAAAAAGCCCAAAAGTTATTCCCATTCTCTATTGAATGTAAGAATAAAGAAACATGGAAAGGATTGTATGATGCTTATGATCAATCTATTTCAAATTCTAAACTAGAACCTGCCGTAGTTTTAAAAATGAATGGCAGGAAACCCCTCATAGTACTTGACTGTGTATCATTTATAGGTATTATGAAACAAACAAACAAAGGAGAATAATATGGTAACATTTCCAGCTAATCTTTCTGATGAAGACATAGAGCTTATGAAAGAAGAACAGGATAAAGAAGTAGCAGAGACAATAGCTATGCTAAATAATAAAAAAGAAAAACTTTTAAAAGAAGGCAAGCCTGCAGATGATGAAGAAGTAAAGGGTATTGATGAATTGATGGGGCTAGTATGAGCAACAAAGATGATATAAATATAGATCTCTTTACATCAGTGTCTGTAATTATTACGCCACATGAGAATGGATTTAGTCTAGGTATAATAGATTCTAAACCTGATAGTGAACGTGACATAGCCACTTACATTGCAAAGGGAATGGTAAAGATGGCTATTGATCAGCCCGATGTACTATATGAAAAAGGAGTTATGGCTTTTGAAAGTAGTATACTAGAACCTAATGGACAAGATGATACAGATAATGTATTTGATTTAATAGAATTTAAAAACAAAAAGGATTTACATTAATGACAACACACTTAGTAATAGGAGACCCCCATTGCACACCTCATGCCAGCAATGAAAGATTTACTTGGGCAGGTAGAATGGCTAGAGACTTAAAGGTAGATAAAGTAATTTGTATGGGAGACTTTGCAAGTATGGACTCTATGTCTAGCTACGATAGAAAGAAAAAATCATTTGAAGGTAGAAGATACAAAAAAGATGTAGAGCATACACATGATGCACTACAGAAGTTTAATGATGGTATTGGAAAGCATGATGCTGAAATGCACATGCTATTGGGTAATCATGAAGATCGTATACTTCGTATGGTAGAAGATAATCCAGAGCTTGAAGGGCACATGACTATAGAAGATCTAAAGTACCCAGAGTATGGATGGCATACCTATGATTACAGATATCCTGCAGTCATAGATGGTGTATACTATTCACATAATTTTCCTAGTGGTGTTATGGGTACAGCTATCTCTGGAGAGAACATGGCCAGGGCATTGGTTAATAAAAATAAAGTATCATCTACTGTTGGGCATTCTCATCTACTAGATTATGCTATTGCATCTAAGCCATCTGGTAAAAAAATTATGGGATTATCTGCAGGTTGCTACTTGACACACAGAGAAGCATACGCATATAATACACAGAGACTATGGTGGAGTGGACTTATAGTTAAACGTAATGTAAAAGGTGGAGAGTATGATATTGAAACTGTTAATATCCAGGAGGTAAAGAAAAGATATGGCAGATGATGTAAATTTTCCAGAGCATTATAGACAGTCTAAAACTGAGACTATAGATCTTATCAAAGAATCTATGACTACTGAAGAATTTCACGGTTATCTTAAAGGTGCATGTATGAAATACATGGCTAGGTATAAGTATAAAGGACAGCCTGTTCAAGATTTAGAAAAGGCAGAGTGGTACTTAAAGAGATTAATTGTAGAAGTTTTAGAGCAAGACGTAGAAACACAACAAAAGGAGTACCCAGATGCATAAAACATAGCAAATCATGTTTAAACGCCCATATCTAAGCGTACAAGAGAATGTAGTATTGGCTAGGGTGTTACTATTAGGAGACTCAAATGTGTTTATATTTGAGCATCTATGAAAGAAAAAATTTAATAAAGGAGATAAAAAATGGCGGAAGCTAAACAAAATGAAGAGATGGCAGCGATGGCTGCACATCAACAGCAAATGGACAAACAATATATAATATCTGGATCTCAAGTACAGAGCATACTAAGATATTTATTTACTAGACCTTATGGAGAAGTAGTTCAAGGCATTGAAGTATTATCAAAAAGTTTGAGAGAATTAGATCCAAACATCGGTGCTGACTTTGTAGCAAAAAATTCAGATGCAAAAAAATAATTCACATCTGTTTGGAATGAATGTCTCTTTGACTGGTGCAAATGAGATAGCAATCAATCTTGATTACCCAGATCCAAGTGTTGTGCATAAAGAACTTGATAGTATACAAGAAAAATTTCATGCTAACATTTTATCTGCGGTAATCAGACATTGCAAAAGCAATGCTGAAAAACTTAATTACGAAATAAAAGATTTAATAGAAAGGTTATAATGGATAACGTGGCAAGATTAGAGGTACCAAATAGAATGAGAAGTAATACAGTCCGTATGGACATTGACGACAGAAGAGTTGTAGCTATTGTAGACTACACAGTAAGTGCACAAGGCATAACACCTATGGCTATTTGGGTTAAGATAAAACCAAATGAAAGTACTTTGGATAGAGAGCTCCGAGCATCTGGTAAAGCAGTATCTTTATTATTACAGTATGGATGTAGTCTTAAAGAGATAGCAGAAACTTTTACTAAAGATTCTATCATAGGTTCTGCTGTAACTTATCTACAAAAAAATATAGAAAGTATATTAGCAGGTGAAAAATTTGAAGGCAAAGTTCCGAAGCTAAGTACAGATCCCTATAAGATTAAAGAGTAAAGAATTAGACCCCGGTTATATAGCCTGGGTCTCCTTCATTTCTTTCATCAAAATTTCTTTTTTCCACTTCTTCATCAGTATCTTGTAATTGCATATCAAAATATGCATCATATCTACCCATAAGATCTTCTCTCTCGGCTTGCTTCTCTTCAAAAGTAGGGTTGTAATCTTCTCCCATCTTTTGTTTAAGAGAGTACTCAACCATTTCCTCTAAATTATCATAAAAATAATCTATACTAATACCAGTAACACTATCAGGATCATATAATTTATTAGGATCAAATGGTTCTTTTTCATCAGTCGGTAAAGATACTGGATTTTCTACTATACTATTGACACGAGATCCACCAGGAGATCCGCCTAAAGGTTTATCTTTATCTTTAGACATAAACCCAAACAATTGTTCTAGACCAGATGGTTTATCTGGAGTCCTAGGATTTCTAAAAAAGAATCCTGCTGGTTCTGCCTTACCTATGTCTACTCCTGATGCACCTTTCTCTGCTTTTCTTATTGTATTTCCCATTAGAGACTGGCTGTAAGCATCAAGAAACTCTCTTCTAAATTTTTTATTCCTATCTTTTAAAAGTTTCATTTCACCAGATCGTGGGTCTTCAAAAGATCTCTCATATTCTTTTTTCATGATAGCTTCATCACCAGCAAATAAAGCCTCAGTAAATATAGGAAATTTTTCTAACCCTCCTAAATTAAATTGAAAATCTATAGCCATTTGTTTTCTTCTATCATCAAGGTCTGCAAAATCTTTTCCAAATTTTTCTGATAGTGATGCGTAGGCTTTACTTAAATCTAATTTTAAAATTTCATTTACATCTTCTAATGTTAGACTGTCTATATCATACCCATATATCTTACCAGTTTTAATTTCTTTATCTGTAAGTTTATGCCCATATCCAACAGTATCTTGACCGCCTTCTGCTGACTTATGCTTAAGCATTTTTAAATTTCCAGATGAGAGCTTTGGATTTTCCACACTTTTCATATAGTCCAGAAAATTTTCGTCTTCATCTGCTCGTGTTATAGGAATAAATTCTTCTTGATTTCTAAAATTTTTACTGCCACCTCTAAAGTTTTTTTCTTTTTCTTTCTTTTTAAACATTGGCTTATTTAATTCTGGAGCAACTTCTTTTGTAGTTATCATTTCATCATCATAGCCTGGGTATTGCATAAGTCCATTTGTAGTTTTTGCATCTAATATACTAACCTTTCCTTCTCCAGTAGGCACTACAAGCTCTGCCCCTTTTTCACCAACTAAAATTGGACCACTTACTTCTTTGTCCTTAACCCCATTAGCTGCATATTCTACAGGTCTCATAACTAATCCTTGACCTTGAGGAGTTTCTCTTTGTGCACGCTCTCCTGTTTGTTTCTCTTTTGTAATTTCTTCAGAAGATCTAACAGTTTGATTTGTTTCACTAACCATAGCTTGAGATTGTTTTTTTACATTCTGCATCATATTAAATATTTCATTTTGATCTATGACATAATCTAATTGTGGCTTACTTAGTAAATCATTTTGAGTAGTAGGATTAGGAGAACTTTCTAATACACTTTTTGATGGAGATAAAATACTTTGTGTAGTAGGAGATGCAGATACTAAACTTTTATCCAGATCTCTTTGGCTAAATACTTTTTTTGGTGCTAATGTGTCTACCATATATACTCCTAATTTAACAGGGGATTTGATTGCAAAGCCTTTATCTCTTCTATCTTTGCATCAAGATACTCTAATGCTGCACCATTAATTTTAATATCACCTTTAATAGCTTCTATTTCTTTAATGATTCCTGATAGATCTACAGTCTCATTGACTATAAATTCTTTATTCTCTAGCTGTGCTATACGATTATTAAACTCACCCCATGCCATGAAGCCACCACCGATGGCACCAATCACACCAATAAGTGCGGCATATGCTGATAATTTATTGAACATTCCTTGCATTTAATAACTCCTTTAATTTTCTATATGCGTTATCTGTTTTTGTTTTTGCTTTTTGTACTTTAATTTGATACTGTACAACTGGATCTGTACCTGCTATGTTTGCTTGTGCAACATAAATAGGTTTGCTGTAGCTATCAAGGCTACTTTGTAAAAAGAAATCTTGATTGCCAGATGGTAACTGCCTTGTATCAAACAATGCCAAGTTAGCAGTAAAGTAAGATGACATGTCAGGTTGTTGTGATATCATCTCACGACTAACTATTTCATTTACAACGGTTAGTGTAGCATTTACTTGTTGAGACACATCTTTTATTTTAGATTTTATAGCCTCTTCAAGTTTTGCAACCTTAACATCTAAATCAATTTCCATGTCTCCTTTAGGTTCTGCTTTAACTGGTTCCTCGATTGCTTCTTCTTGTTCGGCAACTTCTGTTGCTGGTTCTGGTTCGTTTGCAATAGGCTCTTCGCTACTGGGTTGCTCTTCAATTTCACTTGCTATCTCTTCTGTTGGCTCTTCTTCAATAACTTCTTCAATAACTTCTTCAGCCACTTCAACAAACTCCTCATCGGCATCCATGGTTGTAGTTCCTTCTGCAAGTTCAGCACCTGATCCTGTTTCCATAGGATCTTCAATAACGTTGGCATTTATATCCTCCTCAAAATATTCTTCAACATCTTCAATAAATTCTTCTTGCATGTCTTCTGTAAATTCTTCTGCAAACATGTCTTCAGGTATCGCTTCATAAACTTCTTCTATAAGTGGCATTTCTTCAAACACTTCTACATCCATATCCATGTCGATACTTGTTTCAGGAACGTATGCCAATTCAATGTCTTCGTAAAAGTCATCTTGATAGTAATCGTCTTCAAAAAAAAATTCGTCAGCTATTATATAGTCATCTTGTATATCAAACTCTTCTTCTTCAAACAAATCAGGATTGAATGAGTAGTCAATCTCTATTGGTATAGGCTCTGGATCAAAGAAATCATCAGGTATATCATAAATAATAGTATCAATGTCATCTATAATGTCTTCAACAATATCTATCTCGTCTTGTCCAGGACACGTTGGTGGATTCTTTTGCCAACAATATTCTACTGTAGTAACTGTAGTAGAACTAAGTGCCGTATAATCTATGACTGCTGTAGGATCTCGTACATCGACACCTGCATGGCCTCCGTTATAGTTTTTATTACCCTGTATATTAAAATCAAATCTATATGTTGCAGTGCCATGCGTCATATCGGCATCAGGGTTCATTATTAAAGTATTGCCGTATGGATTTACCTGATAGCTAGAGTTTGTTGTGTCTTCAAAAGTTGTGCTCTGTGTAGTGCTGTCGATACCATTACTAATAGATTGAGTCATGGTTACAGTAGACTCAACATTATTCCACCATCTTATTTGTGCACCAAAGCTAGATGTAAATCCTTGTTGCAACTCTTCTATTGTTACATAATCTTCAGAGTTTAGTGTAGTCTCTGCATACTTGCCATCTTTACCAGTCAACCAAGTATTCTCATTTATATCTGATGAGTCAGGAAACATTGTGCCAACCCAGCTACCATCAATCCAATCTTGTGAAAGTAAATTGTTAGTCGTTACAGGATTACCTGTAGTGACAGTTGTAACTGTGGTTGTATCTCCTACATTTGGGGTATCTGGTATAACTATTACTGTGTCTGCTTTAGTTATTGCCGAGCTTAATAATGTTACCGTTACTATCTGTAATAATTTGAGCATCGTCAGGGGCATCCTCTGCTTCTAATTGTTGTGTTATTTTATTGTCTACTCTTTCCATGTAACGTAATGCTGCCACATATTCTTCATAATCTGGTCGTTGTTTATCATACTTATTCCACTCTTCTCTAGCGGCATCTCCAATCTTACCTTGGAATGGGCATGGAGTTCCTGCATGTTCCATAGCTTGAAACACTCTAGCATCTTGACATAGTATAGATACAGCTGCAACTTTCATATTGAAATCATATAATAATTTAGATAGTTTCATTCTTTCACAGTTCATATCACGTTTTGTAATGCCAACACTGGCACCTAATCCAAACTTTTGAATGCCACCAGACACTCCAACCACACATAAATCTTGTGACATAGCCGATATGCTAGGTGCAGAAGCTGAAGGCACTACTCTACTATCACCAGTATAACTGTTATTAGTATTTGTAGTATTGTTATTTGTAGTTGAATTAGAAGATGAACCATCTTGATAATTAGTTGTAGCCTCACTATGATAGCCACCTGTAATTGCTGTGTTGCTAGCTGATGATCCAGTAGTGTTTTGTGTATTGGTAGTAGAGCCAGCACCAGTTACATCTGCCATAGCAGAATTCATCAAAGCACTAAAGCCCCACAACATACATACTGTAATTACTACAGCTATTATAATACTTTTAGTCATATAGTTTTTTAATCTTTAACCTTCCCATATCTTCATATAATTCTGCTTTTACTTCTTTACATTGCATGTAAATACCTTCTTGATCTTCACCAATATTTCTGGCAACAATACGTTTAGTTTTTAAACAATCACTCATGCCTTTCGTAGGCACCATTTCTACAATAGAACCATTCTGTATCATAAGTATAGCAAATACAACTTTAATGGTTTCCATTCTTTCTTTCTTCTAAATCTATTAATCTTTCTTCATGAAACTGTATGACCATTTCATTCTTAAGTATAAGAGGTATCTCAGCTTCCATTTGTTCTTTTAATTTTTCTACATTAGTTGATAAGTATTCAACCAACATGTAGAGCTCTTGGACTTGTGGACTGACCATATTTCCTTTGGGCACACCGTCTATAAAAGTATTGGCAGCTTCTAAATCTTTTTCCATTAACTGTAGAGTGGTGTCTACTGAATTAAGTCTTTCAACAATAGTGAAATAAGACATAGTGCCTACTGCTACCGCAAGTAGGATAGCTAAAAGGTTACGAGCAGGGAGAGAGATTTGCGTTGAATCTGAGAGCTTCATACTTCTTCTAGATCTAAAAATTTATTTTCACAAAAGAAATCAAATGTTCTTAATTTAATACCTTCAACTTCTCTATGTACTTCTAATAATCCATCAATCATTTCTACTTTATTATCCCATACATAGTCTAAACATTCATGCTTTGAATCAAAAGACTTAAGTAGATAGTCTGTCATAACAGGTTTCTCTATATCTTGATAGATTAACATAGCTGTAATAATCCAATACATTATTTTTTAACTAGGCTACCACCAAAGTATAAACCTATAATGGCTGCAACTAAGTTAGTATCTAATGGTGTAATAACTATACCTCTATGTGCCATAGGTACCCATTGCATTACATCTTTACCTTCAAAGAATAAAAAGCCTGGCTTCCATTCTGTATACCCAACAATTACTTGTGCTTGTGGGTCTATTAATGGAAGTATCTTAGGTAGTACAACAATAGCAAAGATAGCAGTCAATGCTATGATTCTTCTAGTCCATTGGAATCCTACGTTTTCATATTCTCTTGCTTCTTTAAATGCTTTGGTTTGCACCTCCGCTCTTTGTAAAAGCATCTTTTGTTCTGCTTGTTTTGCTTTTATACTTTGTGACCATATGCTCATGATGCCACCAAGTACGGTAGATCCTAGCATTGTTATCATTTCAAATGGCATTATATATCTCCTTGTTATTCATATGCTGATCCTGGAAAATAAGAATCATCTAATTTATTATTTCTTAATACATCATCTATGAAAGTATTTTGGAATGTTCTTGCTCCTGAATCTAAACCTTTTATTCTGTCTATCACTGTATTGTTCATCATCTTAACTCTATTTAATACTTTTTTCATGGCCTCATCATAGGTATATCCTATATCCATAAGACCTTCTAAGTAGAACATAGCTGTATCATATCTTCCATTTTGAATTTCTTGTGCAGCACCAATGACATATGCTTCTTGTTTACTTTTAATTTGTCTGCTCATTTTAGTAGAAGCCCACATTGTTTTTAATATAAGGCTTTCTTCAAAACTTTTACCACCTAGGTACTTCATAATAAATCCTTCAGCATCTCTTTTAATTTTACCACGCATACCTTTGTAAGGATCTTTTATAATATATTTATCTTTTTCTTTTTTGTAGTACACATTATTAAGTGCATCATGCATTAAAGGTTTAGTAGGATCTGTAAGCCCAAATATTTCTGATAGAGGTACACCAGCCCTACTTTCTCCAGTGATGCCCCATCTTCTATCTATCTCACCTTGTATTATAGCAGGGGATACAACTTTTAAATATTTATATACATCAGCATCTGTTAATGTTCCTGCTATCTTTTTAGTAGTTAAGTGTAATGCTTCTCCTACAACTCCTGCATGATTATTCTCTTCCAGCCCAAAGAAAAAAGAAAGAGACGGACTACTTAATACATTTGATAATCCTATTCCAGGAGCAGCTAATGTTGAAGATAGGTCTCCACCTAATGTGCTTGAAGGTAAACCAAACTTAACAGACATTGGTAACTCAGATCTTAATATTAATTCAGATGGAGTTAAGAATGGTGCTTCTTTTCCTACACTTGTAAAGTAACTGTTTAGTGTATCTATCATCCAGTCTGCTTGTTCCATAGCCATGATACCAAACATACCTGCTGTTAGTACTTGTGCTTGAAAGTGAAATAATAAAGGTTCTATATCTTTAAAGAAATCTTTTCTACTAAACCCACTTCTTGACCAGGTTCTAAAATACTCTAATGTTTTACCAAAGTAGTTATGTTGAAACGTTTTAAATAGTCCAACAACTGGTCCTATTTTTCCTAGACCTTGGTTGCCATACATAAATGCACGATTTCTGTAGTCATACTGAACCATTAAGTTATTAGTTAACTCAATAGCTTCGTTAATCATTTCTTTTCTGCCAACTACTTGATCTCTTTTTGCACTTTCTAAAAAGTAGTACATCTGAGCAAAGGCTTGCATTCTACTATAACGTTCTAAGGCTCCACTTAAAGTTTTACCAGTGGCTACATCTAATGCACCTTTAGCTTTTCTTTGCCCTTTACTCTTAAGCATGCCACCTTCTGTCTCAACAAATTCTCTTAAGAATAATTGATCAATAGCTTTTCTTTCTACTGCTATATTTAAGGCTTGTAAAAATTGTTTATCTGATCTTGCATGTATCTCATAACTACTCTTAGCTAATGCATATGCTGTGCTACCTTCAATACCATAGTCTTTCTTTAGCTGTTCTAATTTTGGAACTACAACTTGCCATGGCTGAACTACTTGTGCTTTCATAAATCGCACAGTCCATAGTAGTAAATTTTTATATAGGGCAAATTTGTTTGCTGTTGCAAGTACATCAGGCACTAGCTTATCTAGATATGGCACTCTAGATGTTACATCTCTAAAGTGTGAACTAACAATCTCTACACCTTTATCTAATACTTTTGTAACTTCTGCTGGATTTCTACCAAGAGCATTATCTATATACATTTCTGTAACTTTAACTTGATTAGGAAAGTTCTTTCTAAACAGTTGACCAGTTTTTCCGTATAGATGTTGCTCCCAATTACTTTTAAACTCCATACTTTTAGCAGCTCTAACTGCACCAACACCATAATCTCTGTGTGCTTTTAAATAATACTGTAATCCTGTAAGCCCTTGTTGCTCTCCAGCAAAACCTCTTACACCTTCCCTCTGTAGAGGTGCTTTAAACAGTGCTTGTTTTTTTCTATACTTAGCTTCTGCTGTTCTTATCTTAGCTATAACATCTGTTGGAAGTATCTCAAAGAATTGATGTGATGTTTCAAATGCATCTATTACACCAACACCAGACTTTTCTCCTACTGCTTCTTTAGTTACATAAAAAGTTTCAAACTTTTTGCCATCAGCAAATTCTGGATTGTCTTTTAAGAAGTTATCCATAAACTCTTTTAGTTCAGTACGACTGTGTCCTGGAACTACAGCAACAGTCTTACCTGCATCTAATTCAATTCCGTTTTCAAGTACAACTTTTTCTCTAGTTTTAATAAATGCACGTTCTTTACCAAACCATGAACGCACATCATAATTAGGTCTAGCATCTATAATTTTTTGTCCTTGATCTGCATATTTTTTTGCATACGAATTATATAATTCTAATTTTATTTTTAAGCCTGCATCCATAAGCCTAATAATATCTAGTTCTGCTTCAGTTAACTTAAACTCTTTTTGCATTCTTTCATAGCCCATTTCATATTTAAATGTGCCATCTGGATTTCTTTCTAAGTATTCTTTCTCTACTTTTTCATTACTCTTTCTGCCTTTTACATTATTAATAGCTTCCTGATACATTATATCATCACGTTTAATTCGTGCTTCCATAATTCTTACAGCACTTGCTATTTCTTTTTTACCACCACGCTGTACTAATGCCTCTATTTGAGTAAGTGCACCATCTAATCCCCTTTGAACTTTAGGTTCTGACAAAGCAGTAGCAGGCCAATACTTAATTCCATTTTTAGTTGTGCCTTCTTCTAGTATATACTTAGTATCTTCTATAGATTTTTTATCACTAACAACTCTTTTTTTGTAATCTATTGTGTCTACTAACTGTTCAATTTCCATTCTCATTTTTTCAACAGCAGATACATATGCTTTTATAATTCTACTACTAGTAGGACCTCCAATAAATTTAGGAGTTATTGTATATCTTTCTAAGAAATTTAATCCACCTTTAAGTGCTTTTATTAAACCAGTTGCTTGTGTTTCATTTACATCTTTCTCAACTTCTCCACGTTCATTTTTCTTTTTAGTTGCATCTTTACCTATCTTACCTGCGATGTCAGTTTCAAAGATAACGTTCTTAAGTTCAATAGCATCAGCCTCTTTAGATAAACCTATATTCTTAAATCCTTCTACTCTTAACAAAGTATTGTAAGCTACATTAGCAGTATCTAAAGTTGTATCTAAAGATTTATTGTACTCCCTAACTCTACCTTCAAAGCCAGACTCTAAAGTTTCTTTTAATCTAATAGAATCTTTGATAGCTTTATTAAGCCAGCCTTTTGTTGCTTTAATTCTAATTCCTTTATCTTTTTTAATTTTTATTAGGTCAGATAGTTTGGCTATAACTGCACCATCTTTACCTTGACTAAAGTTAAAACGTTCTGCAAAACTTTGATTGGCTTCTTTTGTAGCCTTACCAGATATAGTTTCTATAGGTCTAGGTACTCTTACTCCAGGATCTGCAAGGCCTATAACTCTACCGTTTCTATCTAGTTTTACATATACATCTACTAGTTTACCATCTTTAAATACTAAATCTCTAGGTATACTTATCTCTTCGTATACTGGTTCAGAAGATTTTCTAGTTGCCTCAACTTTTTTAGCAATAGTGGCATTGTCTTTTTCTTGAATTCTATCTATTTGAAACTCTTGTGTAGGATCTTTATTTTCTACTTTACTTTCTTCTTTTAATTTTTCAAAGGTAATTTTATCTTCACCACGTTCTATTTGTTTTTTAGTTTTTTTAGTTGGTCTTAGCCCTTCAATGTTTCCATATTCTCCTAAATCATACTTACCAGATACTCTTGCTTCTCCTGTTCTTGGATCTAATTCAATAACTTCTCTTTTAGTTTCTCTAGTAAATCCACTCTCTGATTTGTTTTCAATAAAAGTAACAATAGGTTCTTTATGAGCATTGGTTCTATGAATAGTTTCACCTACTTCATCTTTACCTTTTTTAATCATTATATTCATCTCAGCTTCTTTAGCTGGATCTATAGAAGATTTTTCTTTAATAATACCTAATTTTTTTGCAGTGCCACTTACAAACGGAACACCAAATGCACCCATAACAATAGCTCCTGATATAACATCATCATAGCTACCACCATGTACTGCAGCACTACCAGCACCAATTGCTCCTAGTCCTGATGCTTTACCTTTCCAAGATAAAGGAGATCCCATAACTGCACCAAAGGCTTTACCTTCAACAGCACCTAATGCTGTATTCCAAGCAATGCTAGCTGCAGAATCATTTTCATATTGATCTAAGAAACTAACAAGAGCAAAGCCTAACATAGGGCTACCAGTTAACATTGTTGCAGGTGCTATAGTAGCTATAGCTCCAGGAGCAGATGCAAATCCACTAATTGTTTTTTCTACAATACCTTGTGGTTTAAATCCTGTGTACCATTCTTGTTCTTCTGGTCTCATACCTACAGACTTTTCTTTAAGCCATTCTTCTAAACCATTAATTGCTGCAAGTGTATGATATGTACCTTTTTTTAATATGCTATTATCTAAAGACTCTTTAAATAATACTTTCTCTCTTAGTTTTCCATTTGCATTCTGAAAGTCTTGCTCACCTAGTATTCCATTATTTTTAACAAAGTCATCACCATATAAATAATCGTATGTCCATTTTTCTGCTTCACCTTCACCACCAAAAAAATCAACTGTAGCATCATTCATTCTGTCTATCCACCCGGGAATACCTGATGTTGTGTACAGTGCACCAGACCAGCCTTGATACCAACCATATCTAGCAGCTTTACCTGCTTCTACACCGCTTTGATCATACTCTTCTGTATATGGAACATAGTCTAAGCCTAACTTAGATTGCATTTGAGTTGGAGTATCTAAATTAAAATTTAATCTGTCATCAAATAACGTGTTGTTATCTGCTACAGAAAAAGAATTAAATGATGTTCCTATTTTAGGTTTAGTCTCCTCATCTTCTTTAGGTAGAGAGAAACTATTAAAGTTTGCTACCATTATATTATCCTGAATATGGTTCTAAGTTTACTAATCTTTCAAGCTCTTCAAGTTGTTGTTGGTATCTAAGTTTTCTTTTGTACACTCCCATAGCTCTACTAAATTCTGGGTTAACATACTGCCCTTGTTTTGGTGCAGGATAATTTTCTGCTATTGGTGCAGTTAAATTATCTAAGAATTTTTTCCAAACATCTAAATTTTTAGATGCCCATTCTAAATACTCAGCAGTAGGCCTGTATTCACCAGCTATGGATTTTCTAAATCTATAGTTTTCAGGTGGTGCAAAACTTTCAAAGTTTTCTTCTGTTATTTCATCAGGTATTGATTCTCCTAAATCTGGTGCCTCTACACTAGCACCTTCAAATTCTTCTAATTGTGAAGCACCTCTAGTAGTAATTTGTAATCCCATACCAAATGGATCATTGGCTTTCATTTCTGCAAACACCATATCTAATCTAGGATTTCTATCAGTCTTTGAATCATATCCCATATTAGGATTATAATAAATATTTTTAGTTCTATCTGGGTTGCCTCCAGCTGCTTCAGGTATCATGTACTGAACAGGAAATATATCTAATGGATTCTCTGGATCTGGATTATTAGCATCTAGTAATTTAATAAAACCATCAGAAGCTATTGGATAGAATAAAGCTGGAACTGTTTCTCCAGTTGGTTGTTGACTTTCATCTGTTACAGAATGCATATAACTTAAATGAGGAGGATACTCTTCTGCAGTGTATGCATTAATAAAGTTTCCTGCTACTGTATAATAGTTAGTTCTTTTTACTTCTAGTCTAGCTTCATTGTAAATTTGATTAACAAGATTATTGTATTGTTCAGTAACAAATGCTTTACCTTCTTCCTCTCCTTTAAAACTATTATTTTGTATTTGATCAAATTGTCTTATAATATTTGCAGTATCTGGATTTCTTGTTGCTTCATTATATTTTTTTACTGCAATATCTCCAGCAGGATCTGTAGTTAATACATGTGCTATAGTTCCTGAAGGTATTTCTCCTGATCTAACTTTTGCTTGTCTGTCCATTCCCATAACTTCCATAGCATCGCCTGATCTAATCATATAACCTAAAGCTGCTGTACTAGCCATTAATTCATTGCCTTTATATTGTTCAAGGTATGCATTTTTTACTGTACTAAAATCTTGAAATGGAGTCCAGTTTGTTGCTCTTATCATTTCACTTCTAGTAACAGCATCAGGTTGTGTATATAGTTTTTGTGTAAGTATACCACTTAAATCTGCTTGAAATTCAGATGCAGTCTGTGCACCTTCTTGTGCTTCTCTTTCATCACTATAGGCTCTTGTTTGAAATCTTTCTTCGCCTTTACTTCCAGGCTTTAAATAGTCACCAACAAAAACATCAGCAGTATTTTTTCCAATTGTTTGTTGTAACATCTGTCCTACATTTGAAGTCATTTCATTGTACTGGCTTCTAAACATTTCCCCACCAGTCATACCTTTATTTCTTTCTAAATATTGAGAGTATAGATCTCCACCTTCTTCTGGAGATAATAATCTTTGAGATGTTCCGCCTTCTGTAGGTACATATATTTCACCTGAAGGTCTTATATCTGGTGCACCTTTTGAAAGTAAATAGTTTTCAACATTTTGTAAAACAGCATTTCTATCAGAACCTTGAAAAATTTCTGGCATGCTTTCAGCCAATGTATTTAATTCTTCTTGTTGATCTGGTCCAAATTTACTAAGTGCAGTATTAAAATTTTTCTCCATGTCAAGAAGTTGTGTGCCTTCAAAATTTCTTAGTACTTCTAGTTCTGCAAGATTAGCAGCTATTCCTTGCTCTTTAACTTTATCTACTTCACCATATGCATCTTTAATTTGTTGATCACCTTCTAATCTATCTTTCTTCATACTAGCAGCACCCCCTGAAAATGCTCCTGTAAGTGCAGTCATTAATCCATCCATTTTATTTTTCTCCTTCTTCTGCAGGTTTTGGTCTAGCCATTAGCCCTGATTGAGGTGCTTCTTCTTTAACTGTTTGTAATGATTTAAAATCATCTTCTGTTTTTTTAGATAATTTATTTACAAAAGATAAACGTTGCATATCATTTTTAAATTCTATATTTTCTGAATCTTTTTCTGCAGAATCAAGTCTTATATCTTGTAATCCTGCCTGCTCTCCAATAACTAAAATTGCTTGATAGACATTTTTAGCCATTAGCATACCTACATCAGGTGTAAACTTACCTTCTGAAAATCCTGAAAATACTGTCATTCTTGCTAATGCTTCTACAGATATACCTGCTTCTAACATAGTAGCAACTTTGTTAGCATTAGCAGGCTCAAATAATTTTTCCATAGTTTTATCTATAGCTTCTTCAAAGCTAGGATACAATGGTGGATTATCCCAAGGCCATGCTTTTTCTTCCCCAGTTAATGACTCACCTGGAGTTGGGGCATTAAAATCATCGTATTCTTGTTCTGGTATATTTTCATTTGCCATTATGTAGTAACTCTTTCTTTCTTAGCTATTCTAGATGTTTGTGGACTTGCTACTGTTGCTTTTGCCATAGTTGATCTTGCACTTCTTCTTGCGTTTTGTAGTATAGAAGTCCACCTCGCTGAATATATTGCAGCTGAATTATTTTCACCAGCTGGTGCTGTTTTAGTAGGAGACCTTGGTGCTTGTACACTTAAACTATACTTTCCAGATAAACCTATATCTCTATATTCTTGTAACCCTAATCCTGTTCCTTCATCTCCAAAGTATCCTTCTAGCACACTTCCTGCAGCATCTATAGCTTTATCTTTAACTTCATCAGTTAAAAAACTTTTTCCTATAGCTTTTGCTCCATCCCATATTGCTCCCCAATCCATATACTGTCTCCTTATATTTTATTCCAAAGTTCTAGGCCAAACTTTCCTATAGCTTCTAATAATTTATTTCTTTGATCTTTATCTAAAATATCAAATTCTGTTGCTCTTTCCATTGCAGCTACTGCCATATTGTGAGATCTATTTTTTGCATTCTCTGAATTTGTGTTAGCCCAATGAGCTTCATCTCTCCATTGTTGCCACATTGAGTTCATTGCGTAGTTACTTAACTCAAATGTTCTAGCAGCATTAGTTTCATTAGCAGCATTTACAGCCGCTGTATTTGCTGTATTAATAGAACGCCTCCATTCTACATTACTTTGATCTACTACTCTTTGATTCTCTACATTAAACTTATCTCTTGAATCTTTTATTGTAGCATTAAATTGATCTAGTGTTGCTTTTCTAGCAGCATTAGCTTCACTAACTGCTATAGAATTTTTAGCATTAAGAGCATTAATTTTATTTGTTTCTGCTTGATTAAATGATTTCATTGCATCTGAACGTTTTGCATTGTTTTCTTTTATATTTGTATTCATGTTTGCAAAAAATTGATCTACTTGATTTGTACTCTGTGCATTAAAATTACGAGCAGCATTAGTAGCAGACTGATCTGATAATAATTTTTGTTGTTTCATCTGAGCATTAGCCATAGATGCTTGCTGTTTATTACTAAGATTTGACATATCCATCTGAAAGTAATTTTGAGCATTTGTTATTACCGCTTGCTGTCTATTACTTAAATTTTGGAATATCATATCCTTATAAGTTTGAGCGTCTTGTGCAGCTATCTGTGTAGATGCTCTAAGCACACCTTCAGCTACTGCATCTGCTGCTATAGTACTAGCAGATAAGCCTCTTTGTGCCATAGCTGCCATAGCCATTTTAGATGCACCTCTAGCAAATGCAGGCAATGGTGTACCTGCAGCTAATGATGATTCAATGTCTTGTGTAATACTTTCTAATTGTCCTTGCACTGTAGCTTGACTAGTTATACTTCCAGAAGCACCAACTGCTGGTGCTGTAAGACTTGCAAGTTGTGCAGGATTTACTGTAGCAGATGTTCCTGATGTATCTGCAGTTACTTGTGCTGCTGTACTAGGAGTTGCTATTCCTGGTTGTGCTGATGTTTGTACACCACTAGCTGCAACTTGTTGCATTTGTGCATTTTGTGAAACTGTTTGTGGAGCTGCAGCTGTAAGGCCTTGAGTTTTCATTTCTTCTCCAGTACCTACATTTTGTAGCTGTGCAGTAGTTTTAGCTCCTGCTGCTAATTGTGGATTTTGTACTAAACCACCAACTACTTTTTGTATAGCTTGAGATGCCGCTGGTACTTTAGCTCCTGTTGCTGTTGTCGTTGTAGCCATTATCTTCTCTTTCCTTGTCCTCTATATTTCTTAAAGTTAGCTTTCTTTTTTTTATTCATACTACTTGTAATAGGATGTCTACCTATAGATGTACCTTTTTTAATAGCAATATGTGCTTCGTATGATTTAGCTTTCTTTGCCATTAGTTCATCATTCCTAGTA